CCGTGGGAGACCTAAGAAGGCCCCTGACGCACCTAAAGCAGAGTATCGTACCTCTGCCCAAGAACGTGCCCGTCGCAGCGTTCGTATGAAGTTGAAGAACGCACAGCGGTCTGCTAAAACCCAAGAACAAAAAGTCCAGTCTAAACGTCAAAAAGTAAAGAAGTTAAAGACGGCTGCTACAAAAGTTGAAAATGCTATTAACGGGGAGAAGTCCCGTGTTGTTGATCAAGGAGATTTAAATGAACTTCCACCTTCTGTATCTGACCTTATCGATGAAACTCCGGTCATATTTAAACCTAATGCTGGACCTCAAGAAGAATTTCTTTCAGCAGGTGAACAAGATGTATTATACGGCGGTGCAGCAGGGGGAGGAAAAAGTTTTGCTTTGCTGGCTGACCCTCTTAGGTATTGTCACAATAGCAATCATCGGGGGCTTCTTCTCAGGCGCACTCTGGATGAGTTAACCGAACTAATAGACAAGTCCAAACAGTTGTACCCCAAAGCGTTCCCGGGTGCACATTTTAGAGAATCGAAATCCACGTGGCATTTCCCTTCCGGGGCAACCATGTGGTTTACCTATCTAGATCGAGACAAAGACGTAACACGTTTTCAAGGTCAGGCTTTCAACTGGATAGGCGTTGACGAAATCACACAGTATCCGAGTAGCTATGTTTGGGATTATTTACGCTCACGTCTCCGTTCTACAGACCCCGAATTACAAAAGAATCTCAATATGCGGTGCACTGCTAACCCCGGTGGCGTTGGTGGCTGGTGGGTCAAGAAAATGTATATTGATCCTCATGAAGAAAATAAACCGTTTCCTGCGTCAGACCCGGAGACGGGTAAGCCTTTTTTATGGCCGGAGGGTCATGAGAAAGCAGGACAGCCGTTGTTCTACCGTAAGTTCGTCCCCGCACGGCTGACCGACAATCCCTACCTCATGGCAGATGGTCAATACGAGGCCATGTTGAGGTCGCTCCCCGAAGTCGAGCGTAGACGGCTTTTAGAAGGTGATTGGGACGTGGCGGAGGGAGCGGCCTTCCCAGAGTTTTCACGAGTGCGTCATGTTGTTGAACCGTGGGAGGTTCCCACGAACTGGCCACGCATCCGTGCAGCCGACTACGGTTACTCTTCTCCATCTTGTGTCTTGTGGGGTGCAATCGACTGGGACAATAATATCTGGGTTTACAGAGAACTGTATGTAAAACACTTGACAGCAGAGCAACTGGCTGATAAAATATTAGAATGTGAGGAACTAGACCCCGAACCACATTACACAGTCTTAGATGCCTCATGTTGGAATAAAACAGGAATGGGACCTTCCATTGCAGAAACAATGATGAGGTCCGGGGTACGTTGGATTCCATCAGACCGCAACCGTCTTCAAGGAAAAATGGAAATACACAGGCGGCTTGCTGACGACCCGTATTCTAACGAACCACGCATTCGAATTTTTTCCAGTTGTAAACAGATTATCGCACAACTATCGGGCATACCCCTCTCTAAAACTAACAGTGAAGACGTAGACACAAAGGCAGAGGATCATGCCTACGATGCGTTGCGATATATGGTTATGACCCGCACTAGCGGATACACTTCAATACATAAGACGCTGCAGGGCATCAAAGACCAAGCCTTCCAGCCCTTTGATAGTACGTTTGGTTACTGATGGCAACAGATTATACAACAAAAATTGCAAACGGTACGATTACTGTTAAGGAAGCATTTGAAGCTGTATTAGCTAAAAAGCTGACGGATAGCAATAGAGAGAACATTGGAGGCTTGTACAAGGCTATTTCAGAAGAAGGGGTTGATTTGGACGCTCGCTATTTTGATGTGTACAACACTAAAGAGTTTGCAGAGGCGTTTGACTATAGTACTAACAAAACAGGCGTACATCGTTACAAAGAATTTGGGGCCTTTGAAACTCAATTTAAAGGTCTTGCAGATACCAGCGGAAGAAACGTACCATATAACAAGCTATCGGGTGCTAATGGTATTGCCAAAACAAAATTTGGCTTAACAGGCATTCAAATACGAGTTGCTGATCCGATGCGGGGAACTGTTCCCTCAGACAGTCTCGACACGATTTACAAAGAGGCTTTTGCAAAAGATTCTTACACCGTTATAGACACGAAAACAGGTAAAGAAAAAACAATTATCATTGATTCAGAAGCACGTGACTATCTTATCTATGAAAAGTACACGGGACAGCGAGTTGAAAGTAACATCGGTCCTGACGGTTTAAAAATAAACGACATTAACTTTTTTACTGATGAAAATGGCCAGATTGTTGCAGAAGTAAGGGCTAAACAAGTTGCTAATAAAACTCGTCCAGAAGCAACATACACAGGCGAGTTTGCTGAATTTTTGAGAAATAAAGTTGAGCGGGCAAAGGCAAACCTACCTGCAGACACAGATTTTAATAACGTAAACTTGTTTCAAACAACTCCGGGTAAAGTTACAAGCCTGTGGAATACTACTATTCGTCCTAAACTAGAAGCCAAGCATTCTAATCAACTTCCTGCAGGTAAACAAGGCTCGCATTCATCTATTCGTAAAATTTTAGCCCGTCAACTACGTGTTGAATTTAAGTTTCCTCACGATGCTGTAAAAGCATGGATGGGCCATGCTGGGATTGGCGTAGACTCTAGCGGGGATATTTTAACTGAAAGCTATACAGGGGCTGTTGCAGATGACCGCATCGGCGGTATGACGAACGTTTTGATTCAAAACGATGCTCGTAATTCAGGTTTTTCCAGTGTAAACTCGATGTTCAATAATAGAGGTATTTCGTATTCTCAAGAAATAACGTTTCCTGCCCCTTCTAAAAAAGTAACAGCAAATACCTACAATGTTGCAGACCCCCCTAATACTGGAACACCTATAACAGAGGGCGAACTTAATGAGCGTAGTGCTTTAGCAAATCAGCGGGCTGTTGAAATCAATTTTGCTACTGAAAGAAGAAGTCAGGAGCTTTCAGAACTTCGCAACCAAAGAGCAACAACAACAACCGAGCCAACACCCCCGCAACCTGAAGATACTTTTAGCGAGGAAACCCGCGCAAAACTAGAAGCACGAGGCCTTTCAAAATACTTTAAAGGTTTGATAGGCTTGACTGCTGGAGGTTTGACAGTAAGTTCGTTTGTTGAGGATGCAAGTGCTTTTGCTGCTGAGACTGCTGCAGAAGCAGCTTTGACGGCTCTTAAAGTTCCTGCAGGTATTGCAGGTGGTGCAGTTGCCGCTATGCAACCCTTTGCTGCAGGAGAGGATTCAGATATTTATCCAGAGATGAGGGACTCTGATGACACAGTATACGAACCTATGCCATCAGATGACATGTCAACAAGAGTTATCGAGCCAGACACTGGCTTTTTAGACATTGACAGGGTGCCCGAAGCCGCCCCCGTTGATGAAGACCAAGGCTTCTTATCTAGATAACTGGGAGAGTACCATGAAGAACAACTATAACTTCGGTGCAGCTTACATTATGTCATCTGACGAAACTTCTGTTGATGATCAAATGGGTGCTGATAAACTGTATCGTGAAGGTCTCGAGTTTGACACTCGTGCTAAAACTGATGTTCTAACGGAAGACATGCCAAAGAAACAAACAAAAACTGCTGTCGATCCGTCTGTCATGAAAATGGCTGAAGAACGCGATTATTAAGATATGTCAGAAGATAATTTCCTACAACCAGCGGACGATACTCCGGTATCTGTTGTAAACCCGGAAGAATTTATGCCGGGACTTGCCGGGTATGTTAGAAGCAAGTTTGAAGAAGCCGAGAATGGTCGGTTTTCTTACGAACAACGCTGGCTACAAGCCTACAAAAACTTTAGGGGTGTTTATGATTCGACCACCCAATATCGTGACTCTGAGAGGTCCAAGGTATTTGTTAGAATTACTAAAACTAAAGTTCTTGCAGGTTTTGGTCAGATCATTGACATCCTGTTTGCGAACAAGAAGTTTCCAATTTCCGTGCAATCTACTCCCAAGCCAGAAGGCATTGCGGAGTTTGCTCACATGGAAACTCCTCTCGATCAGGTTGCAGACCCCTTCGGGTTTCCGGGGGATGGTCGAGAATTGCCGCCGGGTGCTACACAAGCAAATGAGCCTGACGACTTTCTAGGCGGTTTACAAGAAGAACTAGGAAAACTTCCTCTGGTTGAAGGAAAAGCTCGATTGGGCGAACCGCAGATTAGTCCTGCACGTGAAGCGGCTCGCCGTATGGAAGAGGTTATTCACGATCAGCTTTTAGATACAAATGCTGTAAACGTTTTACGTAAGTCTGTGTTTGAGTCGTGTTTGCTTGGCACAGGAATTGTAAAGGGTCCTTTTAATTTTAATAAGAGGATTCATCAATGGGAGCGTGGCGAAGATGGGGAACGTGAATATGTTCCTTACGAGAAGGTAGTGCCTCGCATTGAAATGGTTTCAGCTTGGGACTTTCACCCCGACCCTTCTGCCACTACTATTGACGACTGTGAGTACGTTATCGAACGTCATCGTATGAACCGTCAACAACTTCGTAGCCTCATCAAACGTCCATACTTTGACGCGATGGCTATTCAGGAGTGTCTAGCTAAAGGACCAAACTACGAAGACAAGTACTACGAAGACACTATTCGTGAGGACGAAACCGAACCTTACGTATCCGAAAGTCGATACGAAGTTTTAGAATACTGGGGCGTTCTAGACTCCAAGATGGCTAAAGAAGCTGGCCTCGAAGGTGCGTCAGAAATGTCTGAGTTTGACGAACTTCAGGTAAATGTTTGGGTTTGTGGCGGTCTGGTTATTCGTTGCGTACTCAACCCTTTTACACCAGCCCGTCTTCCATATCAAGTTTTTCCATACGAAGTTAACCCGTATCAACTGTGGGGT